GCAGTGTTCAATCGTTTCGTCAAAGAGTTCAGCCTCAAACAACAGATCAAGAAACAGTTCGGCACATACCTATCACCAGACATTGTCGCACCACTACACAAGCATCCCGACCTATTGAAGTTGGGTGGCGAATCAAGGAACCTATCAAGAATGTTCACTGACGTCAGGGGATTCACTTCCATTTCAGAACACTATGGTGAGGACGTGCAAGGACTTACGAAAATAATGAACAGATACATGACGGCAATGACCCGAGAGATACTGAACAACAAGGGCACCATAGACAAGTACATAGGTGACGCACAGATGGCTTTCTGGAACGCACCACTGGATGATTGGGATCACGCGGAGAACGCCGTGTGGACGGGTATCAAGATGTTGGACAGCCTTGACAAGTTCAACGAGGAAGTACAGCAGGAGGGCATACCGGCCTTTGGAATGGGATTGGGTATAAACACTGCGGAGGTCGTGGTGGGCAACATGGGATCCGACCAACGCTTCGACTACACCTGCCTTGGAGATGGAGTGAACCTGGCCGCGAGGCTGGAGGGACAGTCAAAGACGTACGGTGTCCGGATAGTGCTTGGACCTGAGACAGCAAGGCGAGTCAAAGACAAGATAAACGTGTTCGAACTTGATTGCATAGCAGTCAAAGGCAAGACAATAGGTGTCAAGATATACACCGTGGCCAAGGAGTCCGAACACCACAGGCAGTTCCTGGAATCATATTACGCAGGAGATTGGACGGAAGCACTCAAGAGATTAGATATAGCCAAGGAGTTCCATGAGAACATGGCCGAATATTACGCCAACATGAAGGCTCGTATCGAATCAGGCAAACCCAAGGATTGGGACGGAACGTTCCGAGCAACAACGAAGTAATTATTTTTTTGTATCGCCTGTGGAGTCGAAGCTCTCAGATTTTGTTTTGTATTTGGCAAGTATCTCGTCTAACTCGTCTGAACGTCCAGACTTTATGATTTCTTCCTTATACTCTAGCACCATTGAAAGTTTTGTGTTCAATCTTATCATATCATTGTCTAACATTCTTATTCTGTCCACGAGTTTTATCAGTGTTGATGATGCATCACCCAACACCGGTTTGATCTCTTCAGTCACCCATTTCCATATGTAGTACACGAAGTAACCCAATCCCATCGCGGCCACGATAGGAAAACCAAAATCCTTGATCATTGTCACTATATCGTTAGTCGCGTCTAGCATCGTTCTTGCCCTCGTTTGCGGCCAACCTGTCCGCGTTGGGTCTGATCTTTAATACGTAACTCAACAGTGCATCTATCTTGACCAGGTCATTGTTCATGGTCTGCACCCTGTTGTCCAGTGCACCAATTATGGCCTTCAGACTGTTCACAGATCCCGTCACACTTGCTAAAATGAATTTCAGCGTGATGAACACGAAGGCACCTGCCGCTATGGCACCTGCTATTGGGAAACCCACTTCTGCGATGAATGTCACGAAATCCATAATGTGCGTGTATTTACCAACATACAGATGTGCTAGTTTTATCAATTTTAGCCTATCTTAAATACTTTTATGAAATTTATTTTAGTGGTCTACATGTGCATGGCGGGAGCCTGTGAGAGCGTGTACGAACAGAAACTCTATGACACCAAAGCATTGTGCGAGGCCTCGGGTGCGGAAGTGAAGGAATACGCAATGATCAATTTCCCACAGAGCTCAGGTGAGATATGGTGCCTCACAGAAGCACAGTTCAAGGAATACCAGGACCACTACAAGATCGGCGACGACGCTTAATTTACACACCATCGCAACTTAATTTAAATATAAGCATGGATTACTACTGTTCTGCTAAATTTACTGACCTACAGGTACACGTTCAAAGCAGATTGCTGTACAACTGCTGTAACGCCTTGCCAGAAAGAATCAATCTTGATTGGCTAGAAGCCAACCCAGGAAAACTATTTTACACCGATACCATGCTTGATGATCGTAAAACCATGCTCGAAGATAAATCCTGCAAATCATGCCATTTTGGTTGTTACAAATACGAAGAAAAAGGTTTATCCAGCAAAAGGTTAGAAATACAGCAACCGACGTACATAAATGATCCCATGGCTCCGCTAAGGAATCTCAGTATATCTCTTTCAACAGACTGTAACCTTACCTGTATGTACTGTGGACCCGAATTTAGTTCATCCTGGCAGAAAGATATAGAAAAAAATGGAGATTACCAGATGAGCGGCTTAACAATACAAAATGACGCCTGGGCAAAATTATGGTCAAAGATGAAACAGAAGTCACGTAGCACCGAAACAAAATTCCTGAGGCTATTATTAAAAGAGATCTCTATGTCTGATATCACTGAGTTATCTTTATTGGGAGGAGAACCATTATTAAACAATGCAATTTCAAAAATAATAGAAAGTGCAGAGGACAAAAAAATAAGCATCACCTCGGGACTAGGAATCAGTGCCAACAGGCTGGCAAATTTTCTTGAAAAGTTTAAGCATCGTAAAATAAAGTTCATACTGTCAGCAGAGGCCACAGGCAGTTATTTTGAACTTTTGAGATACGGCCACACATGGAGTGATTTCCAACAAAGGGTGAAAATGCTGGAGGAGTATGGCAATGAAATAGAGTTCACCTCTGTAATATCTAATATATCTTATTTAGACTTCGCTAATTTTTATGAAGTTTTTAAGAGATATCCTATCAGGACAAACCCGTTGACCGAACGGCCGCACATGATGCCACATGTGCTTGACGACAATAGTAAAAAGCAGGTGTTAGAAAAGATGAACAAATACAGTAATGACCTCCAAGTAAATAAATTTATTAAATCTATCGAAACCACCCCAACAGCAACAGAGAGAGCAGATATAAGCACTTATCTAAAAGATTTCTCCAAAAGAAGATCAATAGATTTAAACTTCCTTCCGGAATCATTTAGAAACTGGTGTGGACTATAGTCCCTGATTGACATTACCACTTTTCCACAGTATAATTGTGTATGATCCACGCAATGATAGATCTAGAGACCTTAAGCACTAATCCCAACGCCACCGTACTGACCGTTGGTGGTGTCAAGTTCGATCCATACACAACGGCGGAACCCTCACAGGGCATGTACTTCCGTGTGGACGTTGACTCACAGACGGAAATGGGCAGAGACGTGATGCAGGACACACTTGACTGGTGGGGCCGACAAGATCCTGAGATCATGGAAGAGGCATTGGGCGACCGGGACAGGATAAGTCTGGATGCCATGATCAAGACCATCAATAAGTGGTCAGTCGGAGTGGACGTTTTCTGGTGCCAAGGACCATTGTTCGACTACGCAATACTACAGAATTTATACACACAACTGGGACATCCACAACCATGGCAGTACTGGCAGATCAGAGATTCCAGGACTTTGTTTTCATTGGTTCCTAGAGATCCAAATGAGAAAAGAACAGGACTTCACAACGCTCTGGAAGACTGTTACTTCCAGGCCAAAAAAGTACAGAAGGTCTACGCACAATTAAATATTAAAAATGTCAGATATTAAGTGGTACACGATAGAAGACCTATACCACATAGAAGGTTTCAAGATCCGGCACAGCAAGAACCACAAGACCAAATGGATCAGACTGAAATGTGTCTACAAAATTAAGATCGGAAACAAAGTGGTACACGTGGGCAGGTCCGACACCTGTAAGAAACACGGCGGTGCGGAGAAGGTCAGGAAGGCCCTGGTAAATCTACTGGGCGTATGGGAGTACAATCCAGCAGTGCCAAAAACCAAGACATGGGATCAAATCAGGTTGCAACACAGGCCAAATTCTAGTAATATAAGGATAGGAATCATAGAAACCAATGCCATCGAAAAAACCTATCTACAAGAAAGAATATGAACCAGTCAACAGTGTAGACGAGAGCGTGTGGATGGGCAATGACACGCCCATCATGGAATCAGATTTCACTTTCGTTTTCAATGATCGTTATCCGTGCGTGCCAGGACACAAACTATTCATACCCAAGGAGAACAATGCACATTTCGTGGGCAGGTCCTACGGCATGGCGTACGACTACGGAAATGAGCAGATCAAGGCGGGCAAGATAGCAGGATTCAACATTGGCATGAACATAGGAATACCAGCAGGGCAGACCATCATGTGGCCACACATACACTTCATACCAAGACACAAGGGTGATTCTCCTAAGATTGGTGGAATGAGACATGCACACCCGGGTGCCGATCACAAGAAATATTACTGATGCCAAGAAAAGCAAGAAGGATCAATCCCATTTACGTTTCGCCAGATGAAGGAGAAACAGTGTATGAACAATTACCAAATGGTGACAGGATCTTGGTAGAACAATCGCAGAAGGCCAAGGATGAGGAACGGGCATACGAGGAGGCGGAAATGGTGGGAGTAGAGGCCATAGCACTGAGGAGGAAGTATCCAACACTGCAAAAGGCCTGGGACAAATATCTCACCGTATGGCATTTAATCAACGGAAATGAGTGATATGTACAACTATTCCTATTTCAATTTTACCAGCAGTATACAGACGCCTGTGTGCGTTTAAAGGGGTGATTAAATAGCATTATGACCAAGTATGTTTCCATAATCGGCAACGGTGAGAGCCGTAGGGGATTTGATATCTCACCATTGAAAATGTTCAGTACGGTAATTGGTTGCAACGCAATCTACCGAGACTATGTGACAGAATATCTTTGTTGTGCTGACAGGCATATGTGCCAACAGGCCGCGAACGCGGTTGGTAAAGGCACAACAATCTACACCAGAAACGATTGGGCGGACCAGTTCGCACACTGGCCCAACGTTAAGAAATTTCCCGACCTACCTTATAAGGGAGAGAAGAGACAGGACGAACCTTTCCACTGGGGCACAGGACCATACGCAGGTGTGTTGGGACTGACGTTCCGACCCAAGGCCATATTCATGTTGGGATTCGATCTACACCCGTTGGAGAAGGGCAAGATCAACAACATGTATACGGGTTCCGAGGGATACACCTACATCAAGAGACCTGTTGATCCATCATACTGGATATACCAGTTCCACAAGTTGATGGGATACTCAGATCCAGACACAAGATGGATCGTGGTGAACCATGACCGTTGGGAGATGCCCAAGGAATGGAGCCAGCACTCGAACGTGTTCCAGGAGACCTACGACGGCATGGCCCGGTTCATCAACAAGCAGTTGACAAAAAACAAATAGCATATAAAATTGTAACATGATCAAACCAATGGTGGATCACCTCATGGTCCAGGAACAGTTGCGGGAACCTAACAAGGAATGGAAGCACATGGTTGCTGTAATTTGTCTCAACCAAACCTATAGGAAACACGTCAAAATAATCTTACCAAAACTTTTCGCGAGGTATCCTGATCCCGAAGCGTACCTACGAGGAAGTTTGAAGACACAACAGAATATGCTGAAACCTTTGGGCATGTGGAATGTGAGGCCAAAAAGGATCAGACGGATGACTGAAGAATATCTCAACTGGGATGGGTGGGACGTCAAAGATTTACACGGCATCGGAAAGTATGGATCAGACAGTTATGACATCTTCTTCATGGGCACAATACCATTCGATGTCAAGGACAAGGAGCTCAGGAAATATCTAAATGACAAATACGATAATATTTTCAAATTTGATGATTGACAAACGCCTAGTATAGTTTATAATAAGGTTATGTTTGATAAAATAAAAGATGGAGATCTAGTTACTCTTAAATTGGCTTCAGGAGAAGAAGTCATCGCAAAATATCTTAGCAGGACCGACACGAGATACATCAGTATCGAGAAGGCACTTGTGCTGATGAATGGTCCGCAGGGATTGGCATTTGGTACATTTTTCTCCACTGCTAAACAGGACGAACCATTCAACATCGCAATCGACAAACTGATTTCTATAGCACACATCAATGACAAGATTGCTGAGGAATATAATAGAGTATTCAGCAAGATCGAGGTTCCCAAGAAACCCAGTATCATAACCTAATGGCACACTTCGACAAACACTCGACGAGCATCAAGGCACTGGTAGACGTTTCAGAGGCCATGCTGAACGCAATGGAGAAACACGGCATAGATCCTGAGACTGTTGCAAACAGGAACGAGTTCACTGTGATGATACATTTCTTGAAGAGCATCATCGATGGAGAATTAAATATACCAAACGAACTGACGGATCGCATCAGAGACACAGCGTTCCAGATGGACATGGATCAGAAGTTGGACAAGAAGTTGAACTGATGATCGAGAGGACTCAAGACTTTCACCCCTCTATAAACACTCTGCAAGTCATCAACGCAAGGAGAAACGATGACTTACTACTCGACTAAAACATACGGACACAACATAGGATTGGCCTGCGTGTTCAGACAGCCCAACGCAGACCACTCACACTGTCACTTACTGCACGGATACAGCCTGGCATTCAGATTCACGTTCGGTTGCGATCGACTGGACAACAAGAACTGGGCGGTGGACTTCGGATCATTGAAGCCACTGAAGAAATGGTTGGAGGATCATTTCGATCACAAGACCGCAGTGGACATCAATGATCCACACTTGGACAAACTGAAGGCACTTGAGAAACATGACCTTGCTGAGATCGTGGAGTTCGATGGTGTTGGTGCTGAGATGTTTGCCAAACACGCATTTGATTTCGCAGATAAACTGATCAGAGAAAAAACTGATAACAGATGTTATGTTGTGGAAGTTGAATGCATGGAACATGGAGCCAACAGTGCCATCTACAGAAAAGAATAAGTTTATACATGACTTGGTGAGAGTGGGCCTGACTGACATAGCCTACTACTTCCAGATCTATGACACTCCTTTAGGACACAGGTGGTTAGCGGCACTCAAAGATAATCTCAAACAAAAGAGGATACTGGAGAAGAACTTCTGTTTCCTGGGATTTGCAGATTCAAAGAGAGATCTTAACTACCTGGTAGGTGAGTTGAACAATAGTGTAGCACAGATAAACTCTTTCACATTTGAACCCCTTTATGAAAAGATAAAACCATTCACTGTGGATGACTTTCAGTACAGCAGTGATTTACCTATAGGAAAAGCAGTCAACGGTGATGAATCAGTAACACTGGGCAAGAGACTCAAACATGAGTCTTGTAACTTACTGCATAGACATTTTGAAGAACTCCAAGGCACTGCATGGCAACTTTCAAACTTTTATAAACAGGCCGATTACGAGACAAAATATGCTATAAGACAATTGAATAACCTGTGCCATGAAATAGAAGGATGGGTCAGTGCCGATCGTAAGAAGGCGTTCGAACCAGAATGGATGAGAGCATCACAAATAACAACTTTCCTAAACGCACCAAGATATGATCTGCACGAGCAGGACTTTGAACTTTTCAAACAGAACAGGTATGACCGAGAGCTTGGTGGTGTGTACCTGCACTGGTCACAAGTGGGCAAGACTCTGTACGAGGTGTTCAGGGACGAACACGGACCTGTCATGACAGAGACCTTGTGTAGTGAGATCAATCACCAAAAATATTACAGTGGAGAATTTGATGTTGAATGGGGACAAACAATTAAGGAAGACACATGTGATTGGCATAAAGATGAAATCAACAATTACAGGAAATGGCTTACTGAAAACAATTATGACTGGGAACATCCAAGATTATCATTGGGTTACATAAAGATAGGTCAGATAGACCTACAGAGGACATTTGGAACAAATGCCACAATTCAAAACATACACAAAACCATGAACAGTAATTTAGACATCACCAGCATAAGGACAATCACAGGTCCCTCTGTGGAGTGTGACTACCCGTACACATTAGAAAGTGACGATTGGAAACAGATACAAATGGAGGCACTGAGGAATGGATAACAATCACTTGGTGTGCGTCAAGTGGGGTAACAAATATGTCTCACAATACGCCAACGTGCTGAACAGCATGGTAAAAAGACACACGACTTTACCGTACCAATTTCACTGTCTCACAGATGATCCCACAGGATTGGATCCAGATATAAACGTGATCAAACTGCCAAATGATCCATGGATCAAATCATGGTGGAGCAAGTTGTGGATGTTCGCACCCGAGATGCCGTTGAAGGGTAACATACTTTTCTTTGATCTGGATGTTGTGATATTCGACAACATCGATCCCTTGTTCACCCATACAGGAAAGTTCAATATCATAAGGGACTTCAACAGGTGTAGAATAAAAGACTGGAAACTGTCAAACTCCAGTTGTATGCGATGGCAATCTGGCACAATGCACTACCTATGGAACGAATTCAAAGACAGGTCAGCACAGATAATGCAAAACAACCACGGTGACCAGGATTGGATAACCAAAAGAGCAAAAGACGACATCAATTGGTTCCCAGACGAATGGATCCGTAGTTACAAATGGGAGATGATAGGGTTGAAAGATACAAAATTATTGACCAAGGATGGCAAAAAGTTTTTTAGGAAACCCGTTGATATAAATCCAGGAAACAAAGTGGCAGTGTTCCATGGATCACCGAATCCCATGGAGTGTGCGGATCAATGGGTGATAGACAATTGGAAGTGATGACCAGTTACGGCAAAGTAAAAGTGAAAAGAAGCAATCCCAGGCTGGACGAAGTGCCAGAAGATTGCGGATACATGCAACAGTTCGAGTACAACGTAGACATGAACAGCAACGGCATCATGGGCGAGTGCATAGACTGGTGCCAGGAGAACTGTGAAGGTAAATGGGGTTGGTGGTTCGAACCAGCGGGAGAGATAGAGAATCCTGCCAACCATTGGGAACACCAAAACGCATATATGAGTTTCGAGAAGAAACTGGACGCTACCAGGTTCTGGATGAGCGTGGGAATACAGAACAGTGGGAAGAGATAGGGATAATTACTAGTATGAAACCATTTGAAATAACAGACAGTGCAAAATCACAGATAGAAAGATTACTCGAGAAGAACACAGGCAAGTACGCCGTGAGCCTGGCGGTGCTGGGCGGTGGATGTGCAGGATTCAAGTACGAGTGGGGATTCGCTGACACCAAAGAAAATGTCGCCGAAGGCGATCACATGGAAGACTGGGGCACGGGCAGGTTCGTTGTGGATGAAACCTCATTGTTGTATGTCATGGGCACCAAGATCGACTGGGTGGAGGAGACCTTTGGATCGCAGTTCGAGATATCCAATCCCAACAGTTCAAGCTCTTGTGGTTGCGGAGAATCATTTGGCATCTAATGGATACCGCTTTCATAATAGGCAACGGTGAATCAAGAAACATCTTCCCAATAGATAACCTAAAAGGACATGGTGTGATATATGGATGTAACGCCATATACCGAGATCATCCCATGCTGTGTAATCACATTGTCGCAGTCAATCCGCTAATGTACGAGGAACTGGCCCAGTGGCACAATGACGGCAAGGAGTCACCAAGCATTCACGGTCCGGATGACATCAGCACGTGGAACTACATCTGCGAGGGCGATCATGAACACCACATACCCGAGGGACTGAAAATTTACAGGGTATGGCGTGGTGGTGACGTCAAGAAGGGTGGCAAGATCAAGACCAACGACTTCTCCAAGTCACGAGGTTCCGGTTGCAGTGCTGTGTTGATGGCCGCGGAGTCAGGCATCAAGAACATAGTGATAATGGCATTCGACATCATGGGTGCCCAACAGTGGGAGATGGACACACCCAGCAGGATACAGAACAACATCTACAAGAACAGTACCAACTATCCAGACAGGGCCAGCATGAAGGCATATCTAAAATATGA